GACGTCGCCAACAGGCACCCGCAGGAGCCCGCTGTCGACCGTCAGGTTGAGCCACTCGCCGTCGATCCCGCAGATCGTGCCCGTCCACGACTTGCCGACCGACCGGCCCGAGACCAGATCGCCAACCGCGAACGGCGGCTGCGACGTCTCCAGCATTCCTGCCACCGCACCGGCGTATTCGCGTTCATGTGCCATTGTTTGAAGCCTCCTCAAGCCAAAAACCGAACTCCCTCTTCTGCCTGTCGGAGCCGGGAATAACAATTTCCCGACGTCGAATCCGCAGGCAGATTTCCCGGATTTCCTCCTCGCTCGGTGCGAGGTCAACCTCGTGCCCGCACTGCCGCATGAGCAGCGCCGCCTGGTGCTGCTGCAGGCTCATGATCAACGCCACCTGCCCCACGCTCTTGCCGCTGTCGATCAGCCGCCGGCACCACTCAACCTGAATCTCACTGAACTCCACCGATCCCTCCTCTCAGGGGCGTCGTGTACGCCCGTCCATTGTTGTCTAGTGGGGTTGTACCACCGAATTTTTTGCCACCAATCCCCCTAAAACACGGTCGAAACTGATTTCGCAAAGTTTTTTTCTGCCCCCCGACCGGAAGGCGTCGCAAACCTTACCGCAAGCGTTAGAAGCAGTCAATAGGGAATGACTGGAGGGCGGCAAGAATTGTGTAGACGGCATGCGCCAGAGGCGTTTCGCTGCCTAATTCCTGCCCTAGACGAATAAGGACCAAGCAGCGGATTAGAGCGTCGTATCGCATCGAGAGCCTCCCGTGCGTGACATCATGCCACGACAAGGATAGCTTCGGCGTTAGAACTGGCGGCGCTGAAAGAAATTCAGTTCGCGTTGAACCCGCCAGCTGGGCGGCCTGTTTTTGGCTTGTTCTTGGCCCGCTTCAACACCTGGGCCTTGTCCAGCACCAACGTGTTGGGCGTGACGTGGAAGGACCACAGCCCGCCCTCGTCCTCGGGCAGCCTTGCCAGCTGCCGGATGCGGCCCATCGTGACGCCGAGAATCTCGGCTGCTTCACGGGTCGAAACAAGTGTCTTGCCCTTGGGTAGATCGGCCATGGTTGCGTTCATGCCCCTATTCTAACGCCGCAGATAGCCCCAAAGAAATCCATAAAAAACCCGGTCCCCAACTGCGTATCGTTGGGCGACCGGAATGTCGAATGCCCGAGAGAGGACTGTACAAGTGTACATCCGTTGGGTATGCTGGACCGCCCGGCAGCCAGGCATGGAGGCCTCCAGAAAAAGGGCCTGCCATGCTCCTCCGAACCCTGCTCCACGAACGATATGCCGTCCTGCGAGACCTCGCCCCGATCACGGTCAAGAAGTTCGACTTCACGATTGACCGCTTCCGCGATTTCCTGCGAGACACTTCGCCGGGCCGTGATCCCGAGCCGACGCTGGCCGATCTGGAAGACCTGGTCGTGATGCGTTTTTTGCGGTGGCGCGCCCAGACGATCCACCACGGGCGGAAACCCTCGCCTGAGACGCTGCGGAAAGACAGGGCCTGCCTGCTGGCGTTGTCAACTTTTGCGGCGAGAAAACGCATGGAGGCCACCGCCGGTGAAGGTCCGGTGCAGTTCCTCGAATTGAAAAGCAGGCCGCCGGCGCTCAAGATTCCGGTGGCCTACACGTCGGACGAAATTTCCCGCCTGGTGGTGCTGGCCCGGCAGCGTGAGGGCGACGTCGGCGGGCAGCCAGCGGGCTGGTTCTGGAGCACACTGATCCAGACGGCTTTCGCCACCGGGGAGCGTATCGGCGCCCTGCTAGCCCTGCAGTGGGGTCAGGTCGACCTTGATGGCCGGGTGGTCACGTTCTTGGCCGAGACCCGCAAGGGACGTGCCCGCGACATCCAGCGGGCGATCCCGGCCGAGGTTGCCGAGGAGATGCGGCCCCGGCGCCAAGCCGACGCCGATCTGGTCTGGGATTGGTGCCGGGATCGGAATCAATACAGCCTGTGGCCCAGCCTGCGGCTCCTGTGCCGGCGGGCCGGAATCAAGGTGACGGGCTTTCATGCCCTGCGTAAGGCTTCAGCCAGCTACATGGCAGCGGCCGGCGGGAACGCTGCGGCGCAGGAACATTTGGGACACGCTTCGCCAACAACGACTCGGGATCATTATTTCGATCCCCGCATCACGGGCAGGCAGAGCGGGCTGGAGTTTCTGCCAAAGCTCGAACTCGGGGCGGCGCCGTCGCCGCCGCCAGCCGGGTAGCCCATTTGCGGATAGTTGCCCCAGACGCAATCAGCCAGAAATAGAATGCCGAAACGCTGCATCCGGCGGCGCGCAGCCCGGCGCCCTGAGAGTGCCGTCATTCAGCCGGGGCCAAAGCTCGTCACTGTGGATCGCCGCGAGGAGATTCCACGCCGCGTGCCCTAAGTGCGGCTCGCTACGGTCTCCGCTCAAGTAGGTGTAGACGTGCGCGAGAGCGTGGTTGAGAAGGTCGCCCACCGGCATTCCCTTTTCCCAATTCCAATCGCCATATTTTGCGGCCCCCTCGGCGCAGGTGCGGGCCACCTCGCGCAGGCCGATCGGGGAAATAAGGTCGTAGCGAAACGCCTCGACCGAGTCGGACCGCACGGCCCCGGTGCCGAATTTGGTGGTAGTCCCCTCGGCGCCGTCGACCGGGCAGGGGCGATCGATAGAGCTGTAGATGCGTTCCTGCGGCTCGGCCTCCAACTGCTTGATGCGCTGCACCAGGCGTAGGACGTCGGCCGCCAGCGTCCCGCTGGTGCCCGTGAGCGCCCCGGCGAAACGCTGCGCCCGCCGCTCTGCTGCCTCAACGTGGTCGCTGTGCTCCAGCTGCTCGGCGCGGTCAAGCACGTCATTCATCGTCGTCTCCATAGCTCTCCTCCTCCGTGGGTCTGTCGTGAAAACTTGCTGAGATCATCCCGGTGTCTTTGCCCATTCGCAGCCTCACCCACCAGCCGCCGAGAGGGCGCGAAGACATTCCCTTCTCAACAGCCCATCCATCGGTCAACGATTCTTGTTTGTAGCTCGCAGACCTCACCAAAAAAATGGGGGAGACCCGCGCGATCCCGTTGGGCGACAGCCTCTGCCGGCTGGCCTCAATCAAGGTGCGTTGGTGAACGTGGCCAGCCACGACGATGTCGGCGTCTACGTCGGATAGGTAGCGTGAGAAATCGATCACACCGCGCGTAACCGGGCCGCCGCCGCCGTAGCCGTGATGAAACCACAGCCTGTGCAGCGCCACCCTTTTGCCTTGCCCGCCTCGGAAGATCACCCAGCCGGCGTAACCGCTCTGCCGCACCGGAGAGCCTGCCGACCGCAGCTGCTCGACGAGTCGCGTGGTAAGGCACGTCTCCTGCCTCTTGCGTATCGACGTCTCGTGGTTGCCCGGCGTAATCAGTCCGATCTGCGAAGCGTAAGGCTTTAGCCAGGCGGCGCACTGGTCGACCAGCGAGTCGAAATAATTGCCGCCCTGCAGTTCGTGCCTGACGTCGTTCTTGCCGTTTGACCTCGGGTCGTACTTGCCACCCATGCAGTCGAACAGATCGCCCAGCGATAACACGCAGGCGTTGATTCGCTTCGCCGTCGCAAGGTCTGACGCCAGCCGCTCGCGGTCGCAGTGCGTGCTATCCCAGTGCCAGTCACTGGAGAGGTAGACCCAGCAGCGCTTTGCAAAATTAACTCGCGTCACGCCGCCGTCGAGGCTTTCGACGCTCCATGCGTCGTTCTTCGCCTTGGGCTTTTGGGCTTTGGGCATCGGCGCTCTCCTTGGATCGTCGTAGGTAAACCATGCCGTCGTCGTCGGGAATTCCGCCGCCCTCGATCAAATCCTCGTCGGCGTCGAGGTCGCCACGGGCACCCTTGCGATTTGCCATGCGGTCTCCCTTATTACAGGCCGGCCGCCTCCGTGAAAGCCGCGTCGATCGCGGAGGCGTCCATGCCGAACGACGCCGCCATTGCCACAAGCGTGCTGCTGCTTCGGTGGATCGTCGCGGAATATTCCCACTCAATCCGCGTTGCTTCCCGCGTCTCTTCGGGCAACGATGCGATAGCATCGGCCACCTGCTCAAGTGTGATCCCATGGGCGACGAGCCACAGGCGAATCTGTACGGCTGTCAGCGAATCTGGAACGGCAGCAGTGATCGACTGATTTAGCCCGACAACAACCCCATCTTCGTTGAGAACTTCCCATGTGTCAAAACCATCAACTATCCCAATGTGGCGAGATATCATGCGTAGTAAAGCCTCGCGTAAAGGAATCCCTGATTGCCGGAGCCACTGGTTAAAAGATTGATTGTCGCCAGGTCGGACAACCCGCTAGCGTAACGCTGCATCTTTGGCAGAACTTGTGAAATAACAATTGCGCCGAGGTTGCATGCTTGAATCGACGCCACAGTTGTACCAACTTGCAAAACCGCAACACCGTAGCGCGTGCCCGCTTGCAACGTGTAACTGGCTGGATAACTGCCGGTGGTCGAAAGCGCTCTTGCGTAGGAAGTGTTTGCGGCTGCAAAAAGAGTCGTATCCGAATCCGTCCTAGCCACCATCGTCGCTGTTGTTTCGTCGTAAGTAAAAAGTGCAAACCTTGCCAACGTCAATCCGCTTGCGGCAGAACCAGAAATAAAAGCGATTCGGTTGATTGTGATTGTTTTCACCGGCGTAAAAAACGACCAGACGCCTGTTCCTGAACCCTGCGTACTGTTAGAGGAAGAAAAAAAGCGTGGCGCCGTCTCGACGAATGTCGTTGAAGCGGAAGCGTCATATTGATTCAGCATCGTTTGCACGTTTGCAGAAAGTGCAACGTTTGCGCTCAATCGCGCGTCCGCAAGCGTTCCGCTGGTCAGCGTCGATGCGTCAGTCGATCCCGCCGTGACGGTCGCCCAGGTCTGGTCGCCTCGCAGGTAGGTTGTAGAGTCGGCCGTGCCGCTCGCCAGCCTCGCCGTTGCCAGCGTCCCGCTGGTGATCTGGCTTGCTGCGATCGCGATCGCATCCGCCCCGCCGCTGGCGTGGCTGCTGGCGTGTGAGCTGGGCGAGAACGTAGACGGAGTGCCGCTTAGATCGCTGTAGGCAATCGCTGGGCTGATCTGCGTCCACATCGAAGAGCTAAAGGTCGCTCCGCTGGTGCCTGCAGCGGTGCGCCGATAGGTCACTCCGAGGTAGCTGACTAGGTCTCCCTTGGCGTAGGCCGTGCTGGCAGCCCAAGGGGCGATCGCCGCCCATGCGATTGATCCCGGCGACAGGCCGGCCGTGGCGATCTTCGCGTCGGTCACGGTCCCGTCAGCAGGCGTCCGCGTGTCGCTGAGTCGGGAGTCGTTCCCTGCGCATGCCGTGCTGCCTGTCGTCCCATAGGAGACGCTCACCGCCCCGCTGCTGACAGCTAGCCCAGTCGAGACAGTGATTCCCCCGAGGACCGAGGCTGTGGCGTTTGGGAGCGTGTAGGCAGAAGGGATCGAGGGCTTATTGCTGAGATCGGCATAGCTCCCGCTCGTCGCGACGGTTGCCAGCCCCGTGATCGCAGAGGCTGCGAGCGTCGTCACAGGGGCAGCGACAGAGATCGTCCCATCGGCTGCGATTGTGGTGTTGGATCCCTGCTTGACCCCGCCGAGGACTGCCAATGTCGCGACGGGCAGGCTGTAGGCCCCCGGGATCGTCGGTTTCCCGCTCAGATCGCTGTAGGCCCCCGTGGTCGCGACCGTCGCCAGAGACGAGGTCGAGGCCTTGGCGTCGAGCGCCGTCTGCAGGCCGGTGACCTGCGAGACAGCCACCGTGATCGGATCGCCTCCCAGAGAGCCGTGGCTGGTCGCGTGGGCGCTGGGGGCGAATGTGGATGGCTTGCCGGTGATGTCTGCCCACGCGCCGCTGCTGGCTGTGCTGGAGAGAGTCCCGTCGACAGTCACGCTCAGGTTGCTGCCGACCTTGACCCCTCCGAGGATCGTGCTGGTAGCCGCTGGGAGCGTGTAGGCGCCGCCGGCCGGGCCTGCCGGTCCTTGCGGGCCGGTCGGACCAGCGGCCCCGGTCGCGCCGGGCGTGCCCGCAGGCGAGACTGTGACGCTGATCACGTCGCCGCTGGTGGCCGTGATCACGTTGGCTGCGGCGCCGACGATGGAAACCGAGACACTCATGGAACCCTCACAACAAATGGGCCTGCGAGGATCGTCTGCGTGAAGCCCGCCGTATCGGTCCAGCGAAGATACCAGCGGTAGCGCGTGCCCGCCTGGAGGGCGCCGGTCTGCGTCTCGGTGAGCGTGAGCGTTACGGTCCCGGCCGCCAGTGAGACAGCGCCCACGGCGATCGTCGCCACGGTCGCGCCGATCGCGTCGCCGCCGCCGCTGCTGACCTCGGCGTAGACGACCGAAGACAGCGTGTAGCCGACCAGTGATTGGTGGCAGTTAACGCCGATGTTGATTTCGTCCCCTTGCACGCAGGAGATAGAGACCTCACCGGGAATCTGCTCATAGGTAACGCTCATGGTGCCTCCGATTGTGCGGAATCCGGCCTAGCTGGCAAACCGATGCCGATGGCCTGCCCCCACTGATTGAGCGTCTCCTGCCTCTGCTCGCAGCCGCCGCAGCTGCCGAGGACGGCGGCCACGCGCTCTTGAGTCATGCCTACAGCGGAGAGCCCGGCCTTGACCATGTCGCCCAGCCCCATCGGCTGCGGGCCTCGGCACTCAGCATGTACGTTGGTCGTCGCGTGGCGCGCCATCCGGCCGCACACTGTGCATTGCTGGAGGCCAGGCTCAATGGTGGCAAATGTGCATGTGGTCATGGGACGGAGACCGTCAGGTGCGCGACGTCGTAGTAGATCGTGATCGGAATATTGTTCCCGCCCACGCTGAATAGGCCTGCCGTGGCGCTTGTTCCGCTGACCAGATCCTGCGCCCCCGAGGCGTCGTAGGTGCTAGTGGCGGCGCCGTTGGTACAGAGGGAGTTGATCGTCAGCGTCGGGGTCGCGATCTGATCGCCGCTGACCCAATTGCCAGAGTAGTAAATCCGCAGGTCGCTCACTGTTTTCGAGAAGCTGCCGTAACCGGCTGTAAAAGAGCTGACCGGCCACGCTGGGTCTGGTGTTGGAGTGGCCGTGCTCTTGTTGACGAGCCACGCCTTCACGCAGGCAGAGTTAAGGCTTTGCGCAGGCTGGCAGACGGTCGAGCAATAGAGAGTGACTTCATAGCGCAGGTGAGTCGTCGTGTAGACCGGATAGTCGTAGCGATAGGTGGCTGCGTTGCCGTCCCATGAGACCAGCGGAAGAGTCATTCCCGGCAGGTTGTTGATTGCCGTCGACACAGATCCGACAAATGCCGCCCCCTTTCCGCTGACTCCCTCGTCTGGGAACGTGCCTTCGTTGTTGAGTAGCGATAGGCTGACGTTTATTTCTGGCGGCAGGCAGTCGTAGGTCACTCCGTTAAGCGTGGCGTGCTTGCTGCAAGGGGAGACGCAGGCGCAGATGGGACAGCCTGGGCCTCTGTAGAACTTAGCGTTACCGTACTGCAGGACAGTTCTTTCGTCGGAATATTCTCTTCGGATAGTAACCGTAAAATTGGCTTCGCTTGCAGACCAAAAAGGCAGTTCCGCTTCTCCCGTTATGGAGCACATCTGCCCTAATGCGTTAAGGTCTTTTGTCTGGTCGTTTGAATGAATGTCGACCTTAAAGCCGCCGAAGGTAGTTGCGCCACCGCTGTAGTATGTGCTGCCTTCAGCCTCGCCAAACGTGATCCATTCCGCAGGGTAGACAACCGGCGTACTCTCCATAATAAAGCGGATGTCCCACGCAGTGCATGCGTTCGCAGTGTATGTTCCGACAGCCGATGTGTACTGCCCGTAGTTAATGGCAGTCATCTTCCTGACGTTAGTCCCACGGTACAACAAACTATTAAACAGCCAGCCACATCCGTCTGGGCTAAAGGCACTTCCGCAGAAACGAGCGGTAAGCCAATAGTTGATGTCAAATAGCTCAGTAGACGATGGAGTCGGGCCAGTAGACGACGTCGGCGATCCTGGAACGACCCGAATATAGAACGGCGGGATTCCATTTGCGCACGCGCACGGGCAGTCCGTTGTAGACCCTCCCCCGCAGCACGGGCAGCCCGGAATAAACATCAGGTACACTCCGCAGCGAGGAGGATCCACTCGCCGTTCGCGTAGCCGATCGCGCAGGCCTTCGTGCCGGTGCTGGTGATCGAGCCGAAGTAGTTCACTGCTTGGTAGGTCACGGCCGAGAGCGTCGCGTCGGTGACGGTCACTGTCGAGCCCTTCGACCAGGGGGCGGTAAACGTGCCGCGCACAATCGCGTCGTCGCCGCCAGCCGTGTTAAACGTCGTCGGCCCCATGTTACGGTTGCCGCCCTCGCTGGAGATCACGGCGCGGGCAATCCGCTTGGCGCTCGCCTCAGTAAAACCGGCGCGTTTGCCTGTGCTTTTGCGTGCCATTAGCCGGGTGTCCCAAACGGAGAGAAGTCTGCGGTCTTATAGACTTGAAACGTCAGCGCGTCGGGCTTTGATCCCGCCGTTTTGGCAATGCCGCTGGAAAGCGCTACCGGCTGTTTGACGGGCTTTTTATCGGCACCAAGAACCGCAGCGCGCAGCGTGCCGCCCGCCGTAGGCGCGCCGCTGGAGTTCACCAGCTGGTTAAACCCGACGTCCCAAGGTTTCAGATCCCATGTGTCGGCGCGGTACAGAAATTCCCACGTCGCTTCCCAGTATTTCTGCGTAGTGTTGTCGCCGGTGGCCGCCGTCACCGCCAGCTCCTTGGGAGTCGCTCCCTTGAAGATCGCCCGCCACGTCCTGGCTGCGCCGCCGCTGCCTCCGTTTGGCCACGTCGCATTGTTGACGTAGTTCGACAGCGCCGCCGCCTGCGTAGCCCACCCTGACCACGACGTGTAGCAGCGGGTGAGCGTCAGCCCGTAGTCGGAAGACTCGACCTCCAGCCCTTCCAGCGGATCGCCAGCGCTGTTGGCAATCACGACTCCTGCGTTGTCCCTCCATGCCGGGATCGTCGCCGTTCCACCGCTGGCTGCCCAGTAGTCCTTGGGGATGCCTGTCGTGGGGTCTGGCGTGTTTTGCTTTGGGGGAATGTAAAAGGTGACGCTCAACACCCACGCCATGCCATCGCCCGAGGCCTCATCGAGCGAGAATTCCATGGCCTTGTGATCGGAAAAATCCCAGTGGCCATCGCCAAACTTTACGCCCGGCGCGCGCGAGATCAGCACCTTTGACGTCGCAGGAGAGTCGACGCGGATTTTCCATTTCTCCGTGAATACAAACGACTCCCCAAACTTGCCGGTCAGGCCAGTTCCGATCGTCACGCGATGCGAGGAAACTACAGCCATCAGTTAGCTCCGATCTCAATCATCTGGAACTCTTGGGAGTCGACGAGATCCATATGGATCTGCGTGAGCATCTCAAGGCTTTTCTGCGGGACGTCGTCCTTCTCGCCACGCATCAGCCGGAACATCTCGGAGATGCCCTCTTTCGACCTGCTGTCGGTCGCCTTGAGTTCTGACGCGCTTGTGCCGGTGAATGTCTTCTCTTCCTTGCCGGGCAACGTCACCGGCTTGGCCGTGCTCGGGGCAGCTGCGTCGGCCTTGGCCTTGGCGATCGCGTCACGCAGGCCAGAGGCGATAGGACCGGCGGCTCCGGCGCTGGCCTTCTGCTGCTCATCACCAAAGGCCTTGCCAAAGTTTGCCGAAGCGCTCGCAATGTTGTCCGTGATCCCGTTGGCGATCCCCTGGTTGAAGCCATTCATTCCCGCGACGGCAGCATCAAGCGCCGCAGACTCAAAGCCCAGCAGGCCTGCTGCCGCCTTGATACCGGTCAGGATCAACTCCATCGGGCCGGTGATGCCCAGCATGGCGAAGCCGACACCGGCTTGGAATGCGTCGCCCACGCCAGCGAAAAACGCTGCCGTCCGCTGCGCGTAATCCCAAATAGCCGTCCAGTCTGCTCCGACAGACGAGGCGTAGTTCCAAAGCTCAATGCCGCTGGCGATGAATGCGTCAGCAATCGTCGCGAGATACTCAGCCCCACGCAGGATTCCGGCACCAATCGTCTGCCCAATCGTGGCGCCTCCGACGTCGCCCACCAGCTTGACGAACGTGTCGGATACAGACTGCAGGGCAGGGGCGAGGTAGGCCGTAACCTGCCCGATCACGCCTGAGATCGTCGCGCCCGCAAGGTCAAACGAATCATTCATGGCCTCGACCGACGCGCTCTGCTCGTTGGTGAGAGCGATCCCGAGGCGCTCGGCCTGCTTGGCCGTCTCGGCTACGCTGGCGCTGCCTTCGTTGAACAGCGGCAGCAGTTCGGCACCGGCCTTGCCAAAGAGCGAGACGGCGGCCCGGGCACGCTCTGCCTCGGTGGGCAGCGCTGCGATAGCGTCGGAGATCGCCGCGAATCGCTCCGCAGAGGTCTTGCCGTTGAGGTCTTCCAAGGTCAGGCCCACCAGGCCAAACGCCGCCTGCGCTACAGCAGAGCCCTCGGCCAGCTTGGCGAAGGCGATGTCGCCCTTCGTCGCCGCCTTGCCGATCGACTCAAGGCTGACGCCGGCCAGCTGCCCAGCGAGACTGAGCCCGGAGAGTTCGCCGTAGGTCATGCCAAGCCGGTCGGCTAGCTTGCTGGTGCGGTCAATCACCTCCGACTCGGCCTGCCCCATGCCGATGAGCGAGCGGACTGCGTTGCTCGCGGCCGACGCGATCGAGCCGAACAGCTGCGCCGCCTGGATGGTGATCAGAGCATTGAGCTTGCTGTTGATCTTTGAAAGGGCGTTGTCGGCCGTGCCGATCGCGCTGGCCATCTTTCTGGCGCCGGTGGCCGCCCCGGCCATCTCGGTTTCCGACTTGCTCACGGCCCGGTTGTAGGCCTCCTGCCCGATCGCCCCGGCACGCAGGAGCCGGTCGAGGTTTGCCACGGTCGCCGCGTGCCGTTCCTCTGCTGTGGCTACGCTCTGCGTTACGCTGGCACCTTCGCGGTGCATGGCCGTCAGATCGTCCATCGCCGCCGCCATCGCCCTGGTCTCGCCTGTGGCGTCGGAGAGCGTAGCGGCAGCGTTGGCAACGGCGCGGTCAAAGGCCTCCTCGGAGATAGCGCCGACGCCCAGCAGCTGCGTAAGCTCGCGGGTCGTCGCCGCGTGCTTCTCTTGGGCGGTTGCCACCTCTTCCGAGATCGACCGGCCGCGCTCCATCTTGGCGTCGAGTTCCGATTGTGCCTTGGCCTGTGATGCCGCCACGGCGGCTGCCGACTCGGCGGCCCGCTTCGCTGAACCATCTTGGTTCGCAAGCTCAAGCCCGGCGGCAGCCATCGCACGGGCGTAGGTGTCGCCCGAGATGGCGCCGGCCTGCATCAACTGCGACAGCTCTGCGGTTGTCGCCGCGTGGATCTCTTGGGCCGTGCGAAATTGCTCCGTGACAGCAGCCCCTCGCACCAGAGTGCCAGCCAGCGTTTCAGCCGAAGAGCGGATCAACTCCATCTTGCGGGCGAATTCCTCGGCCGAGATCGATCCCGATGCGAGCGACGACTGCAGCCGCTCGGCCAGCCCCTGCATCACCTGCAGCCGGGCCGCCGCGATCCCTGCCGCTGGGCCGACTTCGCCAACGCCACGGCCAGAGATGTTTTGCAGCTTGGCGAATGCAGCACCCAAAGAAGAGGCGTCGCCGCCCAGCTGCCGGAACGATCTTGAGGCGTCGCGCACGCCGGCCGTCAGCCCAGACGTTGAGGCTGAGAACACTGCAGCTACTTTGCCGATCGTCGCCATCAGTAGCCCTGCGCTTTCAGTTGCTTGGCAAAAGCCGGAATCGACATCAACTCGGCCATCTGCTCTTCATCGCTCATCTGCCGTGGTTCCGGTGCCTTGTAGCTCGGCAGAAACTTTTCCTCTGCGCTCGGCTCCACCTTGCCGCCACTGGCCACCAACGCCGCCCGGCCCGCCCGGCGCCACTGATCGCCGAATGGCTCGACTCGCCAGTAGGCCATCCACCGCCTCACCTGCCCCAGCGTGATCTGTTGTTTCCACGCCTCGACGTCCCAAATGCCGTGCTCTAGGGCGAGCCGGTAGAGGAACACGTCTACGCTGCCGCCGGGGCTTCGGAGTTTTTTTCGAGTTCCTCGACCTCAGAATCAGAGACCGACATCCGCTTCACGCCGGCCAGCCAAATTTCCTGCAGGGCCGACGCGCTCTTCTTCGACAACGCCACGATGTCTTTTTCGTTGAACAGCCGGTTCCCCTCCTCGTCGCAGAGGATCAGGCTGGCCAGCTTGGCCCGCCACTGGGCCGGCTTCAGCGCGTTTGCTTGGCAGAAGATTTCCCATTCGTCGCGCATGGCGGCGGTCGGGTCTGCCAGCCACACGTCGCGTTTCCACGCCCGCACCGTGAGCCGCAAAGGCTTGCGGATGTCATCAATCGCCAGAAGGTCTGCTGCTAGGCCCATGTCTCCCCCTTAGTTGCCGGTCAACTGAAACGAAACGGCGCACTGCACCAGCTCTCCGCGCGCCAACTCAAACTGAAAATCGTTGATAAATGCCTGCGCCTCGATCGACCATGAAGCCCACGCGATGTAGAGCGTGCCGTTTTTTCCGACGTCGGCCCGGCTGATCGAGCCGCCGGAACCGCCCGGGGTGCCGAGATAGCGAACCGTCATGGACCCGGGCTCAACGCTGGTGGCGTCGTAGGTCTTGACTATGCGAGAGTTGCCACCGGTGCCGATCACAGCGTTGTCGACGCTGGTCGTTTCGTAGACCTGCGCCACGGCCATACCGCCCGAAAGGCTGACGTATGTGCCGATGCTGCCGCCGTTCCAGTAGACGGTCGCGCCCTGCGAGTCTTCGATTGGAGTCGGCGCAGGCATCGCAGCCTCCGGGGCTTAGCCGGTGACCTTGATCGTGATCGTACCCATGAGGATCTCGCCGCGCGCGGCAGTGATCTCGCGGTCGGTGATCCAGCCATTGAGGCCAGAGATCGCCAGCTTGGTGCAAGAGAGCGCGCCGTATGCCCCGACCGTGAACGATCCAGACCCCATGAACTCAGCCGTGATCTCGTCGCCATCGACAAGCGGACCCGGCTGCAGCTTCCGCGCCGTGCCAGAGGCCTGCGACAGCGGAGTCACGTCGATCATGGGCACCGAGGACTTGCGCTTCGTGTTGGTAAGGATCGCCTCAAAGCTGGCGCCGCCAAACGAAAACGTCAGGCCCTGCGAGTCGACAACTGGCGTTGGCGTGGTATCTGGCATCATTCACTCCAGCGAATAGCGTAGGTCTGGGAGACGCAGTAGGTTGGGACGTCCTGCCCGTCGAAGTAGACCGGGTCTGTGTCGGCCTCGTCCGTGAGAATCGTGCTTGTGATTGTGACGCCCGAGGCTGTGCCGTTGAAGCCGTGCATTGCCACCCGCACCTGGTCGGCCAGCGCCTTCACGTCGGCGTATCCGGCCGCGAATATGTCGACCTCAAACGCGCCGTGCGGGGCTGTGACAATCCCGCCCAGGCCGAACTCGCGTTCGGTGCCATTTCGTCCGAACACGATGTAGGGCAGCTGGGCCGACTTCGGCGCCGCCATCGGGTAGGCGCTGCGGCCGGTTGCCAGCTCACAGGCTGCCTTAATCCACGACTCGGGATATGCCATTAGATTTTCCCCATGCCCAGTTTCGCCGCTGATCTCTCAAGCCCCGTGGCCATTTCCCGCATCACGTTGGCAAGGATCGCGGAGCGGTAGGCCTGGAGCACAGGGCGCACGATCGGGTGGGGCGTCATGCGTCCTGTTCTGCCCCCGCTTTTCCTGACCCGGTCCTTCGTGCCCTGCTCGACGATCGCCGCGTGGTAGCCCATCTGGCGTTTGTCCTTCTTGCGGGCAAACCCCACGACGCCCACAACGGCCGGGTAGGTGCGGCTGTAAAACTTGACCTTCGACGCGACCGACCGCCGTAGGCCGCCGGTCTTGACCGGGGCCGCAGCCCGCACGGCAGACTTAAATGGCGTGATCGCCCGGGAAACTGCTTGCCGCAGCTGCTGGCGGCCGACGTAGGCGGGCAGCGCAGCATAGCGCCGAATAAGGGAGTTGAATTCCTTCTCGGTCTCGCGGTAGTTGTAGCGGAAAAAAATGCCCCGCTCACTCATACACCCTGCTCCTCGCACGTTAATTCGTGCTCTTCGCGCCGGCCTTTTTCGACCACGCTGGAGATGTACAGGAGCCTGTTGCCACGGCTGGCCCAACGAACCCGCATGGTGCCCGTGATACCGTTGACGAACCGGATACGGACCACATGCGTGGCGCTGGTCACCAGCTGTTTGCGGCGTTCCTGCTCCGCGAAGCTGATCCCCTCAATACTGGCCCACCGCTTGGCAAACTCACGCCACGTCTGCGTAGCTTCCCCGAGGTCGTTTCGCACCTCGACCGGGTATTCGATCACTACGAATTCCTGCAGGTCGCCGGCTGGCAGCATCAATAAAACCCCGTGAGCGTTTCAGAGGCCAGCAGCATGTCGAGGCCTTCATTAAGCGCGCTGTTGATCGTGCCGACAACCGTGCTCTCGCGGTGCAGCCACCAGTGGCCCACGAGGAGCTTGATCGCTGCCTTTATGGTCGGCTGCACGGCGTCGATCGTGGCGGCCCCGGCCCAGTAGGTGACGATCACCTGTGCGTTGGTGCTTGGGCTGGCCAACCGGATACGCCCGGGCCGGCTGTCGCTATCGACTGTGTAGGCCGTGCTGGCCAGCGTGACGCCAGCGGAGGTCACCACGATCGGATAGCTGCCGCCCACCAGCAGCGGCGCGTAGGGCAGCTCCAGCGTGTCGCTCCATCCCCACCAGTTGGATTCGTGGCGGTTGCTGAGAAGGTCGAGCGGGTCTGCGAACGTGGCACGAAACTGCGTTGCCATCAGCGGCTGGCCCAGTCTCTGCTCAACCAGGCGGCGGGCGGCGGCCACAAGCCCGGTCACGTGGGCGTCGTCGTCGGTGAAATCCGACATGATCCGCAGCTGACCCTTGGCCTCGGCCAGCGTGACCGGCTCGACCGTTGGCAGCGTGATCCTGACAGTGGAGACGGGGTGCCGTGGCGAGGGCACGCCGTAGCCCATCTGCACTGGATACATGTAGGGATAGACCATCGGGCCTCCTAGCGAGTCGTGGCGGTGCGGATCTCAGGCTGTGGTGCGATGCCACGCTCGGTAGGCAGCTGTACCGGCAGGCCCTCAATTAGCGCCGCCTGGTGGTCAGCGATTGCAAAGCCGTGTTCCTGCAGAATCGTGCCGAGTCGCTGCGTGACCTCGACGACGTCGCCGCGTTTGTAGCCCCGGTAGGGTTGCGTAAATCTGACCTTCATTCCGTCACCTCTCTATATGGCAAGGGCCGGGCAGGCGGGAGAGGCGCCGGCCCGGCCCCGTTGGAGCCAATCACAGGGGAGGACTGTGAGTTAGACAGTGGCCTTGACGAGAGCGCCACCGAATTCGGGCGCGTGATTCGCGACGCCGAACCGCTGGATGCCCACGAACAGGGTCGCATTCTTCTTGATCAGCAACTCGCGGGCAGCAGTGATCTGCAGCCCGTTGGGCTTGTAGGCGATGGCGGATGTGAACCCGAAATCACCGTAAATCGCGTAGACATTCGCGGGCATGTTGTACGCCTTGCGAACCGGCACGCCCCACAGGCTGGCCACCGTGCCCTGCGAGATGTTCGCAGAGAGCAGCGTGGCCGAGACCTTCATGATTTCAGCCCAGCCGAGACTGCCGACAACCCACGAAGGATTGATGGCGTAGGGATCGATCTTGCCGACGAGGTCGGCAAAGTTACCAACCGTGGTGGCCGCCGTCTTGGCCACGGTCACGACGTTGCTGCCGGAGTTGTAGCCGGTGATGGCGTCGTAGAGGCCCGTGACCGAGATGCCGCCTGAGGAATACCCCTTGAGCCACACGCCGTCGATCCCCTTTGCGTAGCCATACGCGATACGGGAAGCGATCAGGCCAGCCACATCGACCGGCGAATCTTCGATTAGGTTGTTGGACACTGGCACGCTGGCCCGCATATCACGCACGGTGCAAGTCGCACCGCTGGTCGCGATGTCTTGGTCAGTGCTGTCGGTGCTTTCGGCCACGAAAGCCGCAGTGATTTCCCCGACCTTCGGCAGCGTGATCACGTTGCTGTTGGTCTCGAAGGTCTGCGCCACCTGGAACGCCTGCGACGTGTACTTCAGCAGGTTGATCACCGCTCCATACAACTGGGTCACGACGTAGTCGGAACCGTAGTTGGTGTTTCCTTCGCCCATCGTGCGAGTTTCGCCACGGGCGATTGCCCGCAGGCCCAAGCCCACCTTGCGAGCTTCGGCAGTGCTGCCGAATGCCCGCTTCGCCACCGATCCGGCAGCCTCAACGGTCGGAACCTCGTTGGCGGCCAGGGCGTCGCGGTGCTCGCAGGCGTCGACCACGGTCGACCGAAGGTTCTTGATCCGGTCGTCGAGGGCCTTTTCCCGCTCCATCTGCGGCAGGATCTTCTCGGAGCGAGTCACAAGCCCGTCGATCCGCTCGGCAATGGAAGCCGATTCGGTCTCGTTGGCCGGCGTCAGCTGGCGGAGTTCATCGATCTGCGTGGCGATCGATGCGGCGTCGTCCTGGAGCAGGCGGAGCGCGTTAGACATTCTGGAGTCCCTCGGGGTGTGCGTGACGACTATCACTATCCCGATCGAGTGGCTACCGTTGAAGCCAACGTACTACCGTAGAACGGACGCCGGCGCCGGCTTACAGGTGCCCGTGGTACATGGCACTGCCTTTTTCTCTTCCTTCGCCTTCGCAGGCTCAGGCGCAAGACTCGCGTATGCCACAGCGACAGCAGCTGCTGCGCGTGGGTGCTCCAGCGCTTCGGCGTGTGGGTCAGCGGAGAACGACGTCAGTAGTGCGACGATTGATTCCAAGAGCGTCATGGGAAATAAATCTCCGTGGCCTTCCCGAGGGCTCCAGATGCGGCGGCTACCACGCCGAACGTGAAGATCATCTGCCAGACAGTCTCTTCGTCGACGGCTCCCCAAATGCCAGCCACCGCCAGCGCGGCCGACATGAGGATAAGAGCGCAGAGCATTCCACCAACGTATTTTTTCATTTGATCACCATCTCCCATTATCGAGGATCGGGTTGCCGTCAGCGTCGCGCGGCGGTGCCTTGACCAGTTGTTCGACCGGCTGCGGCGCCTGCTCGCCGGCCAGCATCACCCATAGCCCGAGTCTGGCCATGCGAGACAGGAACTTCAGCACCGGCCGCTGTGGCTGTGGCTCAGGCCGCACCGGAGACGCAGGTGAGGAGGCCAGCCACCAGCCGGCGGCGGCGCAGAGAACGCAGGCAATCAAAGTTTTCTGGTTCATAGTGCCATCATCCAGTTGCCGTTATGCAGATCCCGATACTGAAATCCGGTAGCGCCGCCGATACTGAAGCTGTCGCCCTGGCGAATGATCGCCTCGGAGTCTTGGCGCGTGATCCAAAATGACCCGTCAGGCTGGTCGACAGGGTGCTTGCCACCGCCGCACCAAGTCGCGCCCCACGAGTTCATAATTAGAACGCCGTCGCGCGGGTGCTTCATTGCAGGCTCACCGTTCGCGCCAGAGTTCTTGGCGTATTTCACGCTTACGGCCACCATGCAATGATTCCATTGCCCGCCTCTTGGTAGGAACCCATCAGCGTCTCGCGTGGTGGTTGCGGCGAAACCCACGTTGCTGCAGATCGGCACCGGGTAGCCCGATTCCAGCGACGCGCACAGCCCTTCCCATGTCTCGATCAGCGCCACGGCCCGTGCCGTGTGGTCGTTCGCCAGCACCGCCAGGGCGTCTGGCACGCCACTATTCCCCCACTCGCGGGAAAGCGGGATTGAGTAGGTCGAGAGGTCGACGTTGCCATATTTTTCGCGGTAGAGGATGCCGCCCCTGCCGTTCTTCAAACCGCTCACCCACCGGGCTGCGGCAGCGCCGTAGGAGCCGTCGGAATATCCAGCCAGCCGCACCGGTGGCATCCGTGCTGCCGTCCTGCTGCCGCCATAGATAGGCTCTGTGGCCACCAGCAGCGGCGGGCGCTCCTGCTCGCCGGTCTGCCATTCGATCGACTGCCCTATGTAGGCCCCCATGCCCCACCCAAAGCTCACGCAGGTGCCGGCAGCCCCTTGATTCCACGGGCCAAACGACTTGCCGTAGACGGCCCTGTGAGCCTTGTCGGCAGCGCGATACAGGTAGGTATCCTTCTGCCTGGCCCCGGCGATGACCTCGGCCGCCGCCTGGCGGAACGTCGGCTTTTCCAGCTGCGCCAAGAATTGCTGCGTGCCGGCTGGATCGGGAACGTATCCAAACTGGCCGTCAGCGATAATCGCCCGCTCGGCATGCCACAGGGCGCGAGTTGCCAGCCACGCGCAGCAGGCGACGAGGATGCCGCCGGCGATGGCCCGCCATGAGAGAGGATCGTAGGGCCTTGGGCTATTTGGCTGCATCAGCGGCGGCCCTCCCGACTTCGCGGAACGCATTGACCCACAGCGCCCGCTCTTCGGGCGTCAACGAATCGCCAGACGTGCCGGCAGCCTCGTCGAGGAATTTCTTGACGGCGTCGCGGATGTGCGGTTGCTTTGCGCCCAGACTGACGCCACGGCAGCGGGCCTCCCGGGCCGCTACTCGCAGATCCTCCAGGGCGGCGCCGGTCTTGATACGGCGCTGCTCTTCGGGCTGGCTGCCGTCCCACTCAAGGCATGCCGCGATCTCCTCGCAGAGGGCGGAAAACGTGGTCAGATCGGCTGACGCAGTCGGGCCGATGGCCTTGCCGCGCAGGTTCAGCAGCGCCGGACCGGGTTCCGGCGTAGGTACTGGTGCCGGGCGGTGCTCGATGGCGTAGGCCACAAGCCCGCAGGCGACCAGCGCAGCCGCGAAAACGTGTCTACGGTCCATGTCTACTCCTTGTCAGAGCCGGCCATGAGAGCCAGCGTGAGCACGTTGATCGCCTGCGCGACGGGCTCGGTCAGGCACTCAGTCGATGCCAGCCGGTTGCGCACCACGGCCATGGCGTCCTGCGCGTCGCGGAAGCCGGGCTTCTTGGCGGCTGGTGACGCCGGCCCCGCCGGGGGCGCCGAGACGGACGCGAACAGCGACGGTTGCTCTTTAGGAGCGCCGGGCCAGAAATACACGGCAGCGGCGATTGCAATGCAAAGCCAGATCATGCGTTGGCCCTCACAAGAGGCAGGAGCGATTCAAGAGCACCGCTGGCGAGAGCCAGCACGGTTGAGCGGATCAGCGGCCGGAACGCCAGCCACACGGGGTAGGTAGCCATCGGCACGCAGTAGACGGCGACGCTATCGAAGAGCGCCGCCACGGCCTCAAGGGCGATTGCCTTTTTCTCTGGCCCTGCCAGTTGCTGCACAGCGTCGAGCTCGGCAACCGCCAGCCGCAGCAGGGCGACCAGCAGAGATCCGAACTCGGCCACCGTGAGCCCGCCGGCAGCCTTCGCCCTGGCGTCGTCGAGGAACGCGCGGACCTGCCCGGCCATATCTTCGATTGTGCTCATCGTTTGCGTCTCCAGATGGCCTGTAGGCTGACGATCCTGCGCCCCTTAGCCCGGCAGGCCGGGCACGACGTGTACTGCAACTGCTGCGCGGCACCGCACCGGCGCGAGGATTCCACGCGCAGACGCTCGCCACACTGGGTGCAGTTAGCCGCCGCAGACATCAAGAAGCCTCCTACGGGCAAGAGCGCCCAAGGCCCGGGCGGCAGCCAGCTTGGTGCCGACGCGGACCGCAGACCGCTGGGCCGGCACGGAGTCGACCGTGGCCGGCGTGTCGTCGATCCAGACGTCGACCGTGAAACCGGCTGCCGTGGCCGCGTCGCGCTTGGTGGACGCTGGGCCGCAGAGGATCACCGCTGCAACGTCGGAGTCTTCGCCCAGGGCCGCTTGGATCTCCATGCGGTTGTCGGGCGTGTCCTCGCGCCGGCTGGTCATGATCACGGTGCAGCCGTCCTCCGTAGCCTCTTCGATGAACGACAGCCACAGACCGGGCGCCGCCGCAAAGGTGCCGTCGTAGTCGATGCTGATGGTCATGCTCGGGTAGCCCATCTCGCCCGCTTCGTTGTCGGTGGGCACCATCAGCGCCCGCGCGCTGCGCCATGCCTCAAGCGACCGCAGGCCTACGCTGGCCTCTGGATAGGCCGGGCTGGTGACGATGCTGACGTCAAACAGGTCGTTGACCTCGCGGATCGTGCGTACCGGGCCTTGCTCGTCGGCCGACCAGGCTTCGTTCTTCGGCGCCACTGTGAACGCGAAGCTCGCGGCGGTGAGATCGCCGCGCCGCATGAGCGTGGCCGTGTCGCGGGCCAGCTGCGTGTCGGGTGCGTCGGCCTCGAACCGCAGGCCCTGCTCATCGCTTGCGAGTCGGAGCGTGCCGGAGGATGTGCGGGCCAAGAGCTGCCCGTTGTCGTGGTTGAGGTTGAGCACGACGTCGGCGCCACGCGCCAGCACGGCGTCGAAAGCGCCACGCGCCAGTACCTCGCGGAAGCCACCGAGATCGCCAGACATCGAGTTGGTGCGGGCCGCGTAGCCCTTGAATTTCATTCCGCCGCCAGAGGCGCGAGACTTGACGAAAGCCAACTTCTTTGGCATGGAGGCCACGGCCAGCACGCGCTTTTCAACCGATAGAGGTCGCATCTGGATCTCCTAAGAATGGCTGGCCCGGGCCTTCCGATGGCACTGACTGCGGGGTGCCTGGTGCGTCGGGCGGTACGGTGTTTGGGTCAATTGGCGGCGGTAGCTGCTTCTGCGCGGCTGCCTGCTTGAGCGTCGAGAAGCCCAGCTGCAAGTAGGTCAGATCGGCAGCGGGCTCATCGAGAAGGGGAAGGTCTTCGATCTCGCGGATCTCGTTGGGCGTGATCGCGCCAAGATTAAAAAGCGTCTGAAACAGCTGCGACCGGGTCGCCGTGTCGGCCCTCAGCAACCCACGGTTGTCTAGCTTGCTGTAGACGCCGGGGCCGTAGGTGCCGAGGATCGAAATGTCGATGGCGCTCTCAATCCGGTGCTGCCACGGCAGCAGGCAGAACACTTGCGCGGAAATGAACTCCTGCTCTACCGTGCTCCATTTCATCGCCGCCGTGTCGCCAATCAGCGTGCTCGGCACGCCGTAGATACGGGCAATCTCGCCCACGATCCCGGCCCGCTGCTGCATGTACTGGCTTGATTCCAGCGAGTTGCCATCGAGCACCTTGGCGGTTACCGACTTCGGTAGCACAGCTACCTTGCCACGGTTGCGCGGCCCGCCGTATGCGTCGCGCCAGCCGTTCTGCAGGGCAGTCTTGCCCTCGTCGGGAATCTTTTCCGTTGTCTCCAGCACCATGTCGGGGCGGGCCGAGTTGTCCCAGAATGCGGAGGCTGCAATGTCCAACTTCCGCGCGAGGCTGACCGACGTGCCGCAGAGGTCGGCCGGCATCATGCCCATGTAGCCATTGTCGCTCAGCCACCTGTAGTGAACGATCTGCTCTTGGTAGTATTCCTCTTGCCCACCAAACGGGTTGATGTAGTTGTATTTGAGCGAGTTATCAGACATCCGTTTGACCACCATTCGGCTCGGGTGCAGTGGCCAAAGCTCGCTGCAGAACCCGCGCTTGCCCGACTTAATCAGGCTGTAAGCGTTGCCATACAGGCCCGTGTGGTAGACGGTCGTTTCGATGTACTGATAGGTCGACATCCAGCCGTTGGGCTGGCGGCGCAGTACCGGATAGCAAGCCAGATCAATGGCCGGCCGCTTGTGCCGATCGCCCGCGTGCAAGACCTCCAGCGGCATACACGCGATCGATTGAGCCAAGAATCGCAGGCAGGCGAGGATCGCCGTCACGCGGGCGGCGGTCTGCGCCGTCAGCTTGTCCATCGGCTCAATGCCCCAGTATTGCGGGGCAAGAGCGTCAAGGGCACGCAGCGTGATCACGTCGTCGGGGTGCAGACGCGAGAGGTCAAAGGATCGTGATCGACCAGTCGCTAGGTCCGTCATCGTCGTCGGTAGACGCGACAGCCAGGCCGCAGATTGTTGCAACAATCCCATCGATTTTCTCTTTCGATCTGCCTTTGTCCGGCTTTATGTTGCCGTTGGAGTCAGTCAGGAGTTGCACGTTGCCAGCCATCCACGAAAGAACCGGGTTCCCGCCGTGCCGTATGCGTCGCTCGTAAATGAGACTTTCGAGGAGCTTGCTGGGCTGGCTGAGACTTCCGACGTTCTGCCCTATTCCTACAATCTCCAGCCCCTCCGATTGAAGCCGCGACGCGATGCCGCCAAGGTTCCACGGGTCAGCGCCGATCTTCTTGACCTGGTGCGTCTGGGCATACGCCACGATGTCGGCAGCTACGGCGTCATGGTCGAGGCGCACGCCGGGCGTTGTGCGTATCCAGCCCTCGCGAATCCACTGCGTGAGCGGGATTCTGTCTTTCGATTCGCGCTCGGCCACGGCGTCTTCGGGAAACCAGAAAAGGCAGTCGAGGTCGTAGCTGCCGTCTGGCCCCTTGAAGATCGCCACGGCGGCCGTGAAATCCCGGTTGCTTGCAAGGTCAAGACCGATCCAGCAGGGCCTGCCGGCTAGCGGCTCGGGCGGCCCGGCGCCGCACGCTGCCCAGACGTCAGGCAGGAACCAGCGTGAATCCGATTCAGTCGGCACGTTGATTCGATACCGCGCCCACTGGTTCAGTGCAGCCGGGTTCTTTTGGGCCTGCACGGCGTCGGCGCAGAACGACTCCAGCGAGATCGTGTGCCCGAGACTCGGGTTTGCCTTGTACCACTGCTCTTCGTCGAACCACTTCGCCGGGTCGTCGTCGGCTTTGTAGATGCGGCCGAAGAACGTCGGGTCGTGCGCGGGGTTTGCCTGCACCTGCTCGGCGTATTGCCACAGTTGCCACCAGAGCGAACCGGGAGAGCGGTCGTAACCGGCCGTGCTGATCGAAATAACCATTGGCGATCGTCTCGCCGCGCCAGCGTAGCGGAGGGCGTCGTATAATTTTGTGTCTCGCTGGCTGTGCGTCTCGTCGAGCAGCACCGCAGAGGCGTTGAGACCTTCAGCCCGAAAACTGTCGGCACTGATCACGGTGTAACGTGACCCGCTGGCCCGGTGCAGAATGGTGTTCCGCGAGTCGATGACCTCAAGCACGCGCGACAGGTGAGGCGAAGCCCGCACCATCTGCGCTGCCTCACGGGCGATGATCCCTGCCTGCGCCCGGTCGGACGCTGCCGAGATGACCTCGGCGCCGGGCTCGTTGTCGCCAAGAAGAAAATACAACGCCAGCGCAGAGAGCAGGGTCGACTTGCCGTTTTTTTTCGGCGTGAAGATGGCAGCAGTGCGGTAGCGACGCCTGCCCTGGTCGTCGTGCCAGCCAAACAGCGGCTCAATGATGTCGCGCTTCTGCCAGTCGAGCAGATGCATGGGACGCCCGGCCCACTCGCCCTTGCTCATCTGGCAAAACGTCTCGATGAATTTGATCACGCGATCGGGCCGGGCCTGATCGTAGGCGAAGCCCGGCACGGCTTCGGTGCGCTTCGGTGCGGCAGTTGCACGCCGGCGCTTAGGCTTTGGCTCGCATGAACTCGTCGAGCGGGTCGGCTTTTTCTTCACGTTGCACCACCATTCCACTGCGGGCGCTCGGGGTCATCCCGAATTCCCTTTCGATTGCCAAGAGATCTGCGGAGAAGCCACGCAGCGCCGCCACCTCTGGGTTTCCTTTACTGCCGCCGGCCGCCGTCGCACTCGAAAGCCCGTTGGCCTTGATCGACTCGCGGCACTCGTGCCACATCTCCGTGGTGTGGCAGTAGCGCTCCAGTGCATCGCGATCGGAGACCGTGAGAATTCCGCAGCGGGCAAGGGCCGGGGCCTTGCGACGCCAAACCGCCAGCGCGACTTCCGACAAACTGGGCGGCGCGTCGAGCGCGGAAAGTTCCGGCTGCGGTTCCGACTTGAGTTTCTTTTTGGCGTTCCGTTTGCCGGGATCGCCACGCATGATCTTGAGTTTTGTGGGTTCTGCTTTTCTTGGCATTTTGCGTTATTTCAAAATACTTTGCCGTTTTGCGGCCACACACACACGCT